TATTGCATTAGCTTCATTAGCTTTATTTGCAGTCCAAGTAATATTGTATTTTACTTTTGGCGCGTTTAAAGGAGCTTTTCTTATAACCGTTACATCTGACTCAATAAAGTTTACACCATTAATTTGTGTTGTTGTTGTGTAATTAGTAGATCCAGCTATAAATATTGAATCATCAGAAATATCAATAATTTTAGGTTCAGAATTATTATCTGTAAATATTAAAAAATCTTCTAATATAGTTATACCTGTTAATTTTTCATCAGTAAAATTTAATACAGCGTCTGGTCTTGATTTATTTTCTATTAATACAGGCTTAGACGTTCTATCTGCTTCATTATACTCAATAACAGCATCAACATTTGTTCCTCTAATAAATAAATATATTTTTTCAGTTTCAGTATTTTCTACAATACCAATACATTTTCCTCCTAATTCATAAATAGACTCTTTATAATTACCTAATATATTTTGTACTGTTCCAGCGTCACTACCCTCTGTGCTAGATACTTGTATATTTGACGCATCTCTATACTCACCGTCTGGGATTAATCTCTCATCGAGGTCCTGATTCATCTTTCCACGAAGGAAAACCTTTTTTATTTCTGGCATGTATTAATGTTTAATCTGCTTAGACTTGCCTCTCATTACTTGAGTAAGCTCTTTTAATTTAAGGTTAGATAATCTTAATTTAGCATTACGCATTGCTGCTCTTCTTTCTCTTCTAAATCTATTTACTATGTATTCTGGAATGTTTGCTTTTGCAGATAGTACTGCATGAGCTATGTATTTATATATTGCTTCTTCTGCAAGTTTATGTATTTGCATTTCATTATCAGTACCAAGTCCGTCTGAAACATATTTTAATGTTATAACTTTTGCTGCTAAATTGCTGCTGAATCCAAACTGACCGTTTGCTTCATCTACTATAAATACACCGTTTATTTGTGTAGTTTCTGGATCTATACCAAATCTTTTACCTTCACCGAGCATTGCATTTCTATCATTGTCTGAATAAAAGTAATCGTCATTTAATTCTGTAGTTGGTACATTTTTAAATCTTTCTGTAGTTAAGGATGTAGCTGTTAATAATGTTTCGTCATTATCATATAAGTATTCAGCTGTATCATCTTGCAGTATTGCTTGTGATGGTCTTGAAGTTATCTTTGAAGGATATATTACTCTTTCTAATCCATCTCCGTCTATCCATGCTAATTGTGTATAATTAACATAATCTTGCGGCATTGGTATTGTAAGTGATGCTCCTACTTCTATTTCCTGTATTTTTTCAACTCTTGATACATCATAGCTAAATTCCTGTATTGCTCTTTTAGTATGAAACAATACATCAAGTTTTCTTGCATTATCAATAATTTTACCATCTCCTACATATGAAACCATAAAGTTATTTACAATATCATTTAAAGCAATATATCTGTAGCTACCATGCTTTATGTTTTTTAACTTAACCTGTATTACTGTTCCATTAGCTGGTGCTGTTGTAAATGTTATTACACCTGTATTAGCAACATAAGTATATTGATCATCATCAATTTCATTTCCCGCTTGGTATACTACAAAATCATTTTCTACAGCTGGTAATGGGTCAAATGTAACAGTAAAATTTTTGTTAGAACCGTCACCAGTAAAATTATTAGCTACTGTATAATATTCTTTAGCTGTTTGTGTTATTAGTCCCATTTATTAAGATTTTTCTTGTGTTAATTTTTTAGTTTCTTTTGCATCCGCTAATTGAGCTATATTAGGATCTTTAATACTTACCCCCGCATATAACAATATTTTTAATACAAGATTTGTTTCTTCCGAGTTGTGTAGTTCAAAATCAGTAGAACCACTTGCATTGTATAAAGCATTACCTGCAACAGCCTGTGAAGCCCATGTGACTTCATTTGGTTTTCTAACATATGTTATTGATATGTTTGCATTTATAGTAGTTGGATAAACTATTAGTCCCCAGTGATTAGAAGTATTTCCTATGCTTTGGATATATACGGGATTATTAGTTGTAGGTGCTGTAAGCTTTGATAATTGATATTCTAATAAATTTTTCTTATCAATTTGTTCAACAGGTGTTGTATTGTTATATATTACAGTTCCTAATTTATGTAAATCGGATGGTAAATGAAAATGGTCCGTCATGTATGATACACTTGCGGACTTTTTAAATTTACTTAATTTTTCGTTTATTAATTTTGGCAAATCAGAGTACTCAGTATCATTTTTTGGTAATCTACTGTATTGATTTAAGTCAAAGAAATACTGTTCGAATACTTCAAGCTGTGCTTGATTTGCAAACAAATTAAATTCTTGTGGTGTTACATATCCACGGTTTTCTTTATTAAGAATAGCTAATACTCTTTGATATACTGTATCTATACTAACTGCCATATTTTTTATTTATTATAATAATAGCCACCATTACAGTGGCTATCACTATAATGAGACTTTATTTTAGTCTTTTTTCAATTGATTTATAAACTTCTAAGCCTTCATCTGTTTTTAAGAAAGCTGTAAAAGCGGAATAAGGATGTTCATCAAATGGAACTGTCATAATTTTCTTATCAGTTTTTGCCCACTTAAATGTTCTTTGATCTTCAGATAATCTTAATATTCCAAGTTCAGAGGCTTTTAAAGCCATATTCCTAATATTAATATCATCGTCATTAGCTAGTTCTAAGAAGAGTTGTGGCTCATTCTTAGCAAATAGTAATAGATCTCTTTTAATCTCCTTAGAAGTCATCTTAGATACCTCAGATCCAACCTCAGACCTTATAACAGCTTCTGCTTGATCAATATCCATTGATTTTGCCGCCATTAAAGCTTCTATTTCTAATTCAAGTATATCTAAATCATCTTCTGCTTCCTGTTCTGCATCAAATTCTGCAAATATTTGACCCCTTTGAGGGTGAAATAATGACATTAATTTTTGCAAAGTTTGTTTTTCTTTTGGTACATTTAATATACCGTCTTCAAAAACTATATGACCAAGTCTTGCGTCGCCTTTAAATTCGTCTACGAAACAAGTTTTTTGGTTTACCGTGTATTTTAGTTCTCTTTCAAAGCCTTTTTCTTTGTCAAACCAAAATATACTTTTACTTTTAATTGTGTATGTAAGTGGTGATTTTCCACTTAAAAGATAGTATGTTCTATCTTTAATCTCCCATTTAGGGGCTGTTGTTACTTTTGTTGCCATAATATAATAAGATTAAATAATAAAAAAATATAAGAATCCCCAGCCGAAGCCAGGGAAATCTCATATTAAATAAGGATTAGTTTAATAACATAAAGTTATTAGCACCTTGTACTACTAAACATCTTTCAGATAAATAGTGTACCTCCATTGCGTCTAGATCAGAAGTAGTCGCACCACCTACAGAACCTGTAGTCCAAGATTTCATCTTTCTGTCATCAGCTTCAGAAGCTCTATATCTGACGTGAAGGAATGGTCTTTTGATGTTCTTACCTAATGTTTGATCGTAAACTGTTGATGTTCCAGCAGGTACCACTACACCTCTAATGTTAGTGAATGCACCACCTGTTGTAATATCATTTAAGTATTTCCAGTCTGTTTTGTAGAAGTCATAAGAACCTCTTCTGAAACCAGAGAAACCTAAATTAAGTGCCATATCTTCGCTGTTTGAGAAAACACCGTAAGATGTACCACCTGTACCATAAGAATTTTGAGCCGCTAGCATGTCGTCAATGTTTAACGCAACATCTCTGTTTACGAATAACATGTTTTCTTCAATTGCACCTTGCGTATCTAATTTCTTAAGAATTTCATCGAAGTCAGCTAAATCTTCAGTTGCTGTGTTACCATCAACACCTGCAGTTACGTGACCTCTATCTTCGATTGCTGCGAATAAACCTTCAGTACCACCTATTCCAGTTACAGTAGATGCACCTGAGTTAGCTACTGCTAATTCACCTTCTACCATAGACATTTCTAAGTAATCCTCGAATCTAGTTCTTGTATCACCTTCTGCCTTTAGGTACCATAAGTAACCTGATTGTCCGTTTTCACCTGTAATTTCAACCCAACCTACTTGAGAAGCATCAGATCCTGAAATCTCATACTTATCTTTTAATATGATTGGTTTGTTTGTAAACGACTTGAAAGATGGTGTTACTGCACCTGTCATACCGTTCGTAGCTTTTGCAAATTCAGAACCGATAACAAAGATTGTTACTGTTTCAGAGTTTGTAAATGCTGGAGCTGTACTAAATAATGCTTTATCGTATCTCTTAAGCGTTAAAGTAGTGTTGTCTGCTGCAATTGCTGATACGTATGCGTTAGCAACTTTACCAGATGAACCACCTTTTAATTTTACTGTTTGACCTACTCTTATTGCATGTGTACCTGAGCTTGCAATAGTTACAACACCTGATGTTGTATTTAATGCACCTGTGTACGTTAAGTGTAGTCTACCTTGCTCAGACCAAATGATTTGATCAGAAGTCATAGGCATTTCTGCACCTACCATTCGTAAGAAGCTAGCGATAGATCTGTCTCCATATCTTTCAACTTCTGCTTCGTATAAATCTGGTAAGTACTGCTGTGACCAATCGTTAGCACCACCTGTAAATGATAGGTAGTTTGTTGCTAGCGTTTGTTTAACTGGAGCTGGTACCGCGTTTAAATTGGTACCACCCGTTGGAGTTATTACTGCCATTTTTATTTATTTTTTTAAAGTTATTTTCTAAGTTTAATTTTTAACTTTGAACTATCATCCCCAGAAATTGCTCTTATTTTTACTCCCCCGGTTTCAACTGTGCCAGCTTTACGTGGATCCATATTTATATTTTTTGAATCTGCATTTAACTGTTTTATAGCATCAGCTTTACCTTGTTCGTAAAAATGATTTGCAACTGCATCTGCATTGTCTGCAACGAAAAGTGCTTTATGATAACCTTTAGCGTCTTGTAACATATTATCTTTATTGATATACTTATCTAATACGTTTAATATATTTGCTTGCTTATCTAAAACTTTTTGTTTATCATTAACATTGTATCTATACTTTTTGTCTCCTACTTCAAATTCAAAACCTTTGAATTCATCGTTAAAAACTTTTTTAGATTCATTATTAAAATGACTTACTTGCTCTTCTTGTAGCTTTGCTTGTTCTGATTGTTCAGAGTTGTAGGTATTGAAAAACTCGATAGCTTGTTGCTGATCTCCGGTTAACTTAGAACCCAACTTGACTTCTTTGTAATATTTGTCCTTTAATCCTTCCAAATAGCTTTTAGCTTTTGCAATCTCTTCTTTATAAGCGAGTTTTTTTCGCTTAATATCTCTAGGCTCATCAACTTCATCATCAAATGAAAAATTATCATCAATTAAAAAATCAATTTCATCTTTTGATAAATGTGATTTAGTCTGATTATAATATTCATATAATAAGGTTGAGTCTTCTATGCTAGTATAATCTTGATTAATTTTAACATAATCCTCGAGTGTTCCACCAGTTTCATTCATGAAGTCTACAACTTTTTGAATGTTTTCTGGTAATTCTGTTGCTGTGTCCTGTGAGGTTTGTACAGCTTCTTCTACTTTGTCTTGCAGTTCCTGTACTTCTTCTTTTACCTCTTCTTTAGGTTTTTCTTTAGGTTCTTCTTTTGTTTCTTCTTCAATTACTTCTTCTAAAGTTAATTGACTATCTTCTTGAACCTCTTCAGTAACCTCTTCTTTTTGTTCTTCCTGAACAGGCTCTGTTTTTTGCTCTACCGGTTTGCTTAAATCAACTTTATACATACCGTCTTCGGTTTTACCCGTGTCTTGTCCTGCCGCTTCAAGTACTTTTTCTTCCTTTTCTGCAGCAGTTGGTGTTTCGTCAACTACGACGTCTTTGTTTTCTTCCATGATAAAATATTATAAAAATGTGTTTGCAGTTTTTATTTAGGCTCAAACTGCTCTAAGCCAAATCCCCCTAAGTTGTCAAATCCTGCTGATTCAAACTTTTTTGGTGGTTTATTATTTTTTCTTTGATCTATTAATTCAGATTGCTGAGAAGCCTGTATTTTAGTTCTTTCATCTTTCCTATCTTCTTTAAACTTCTCTTTATCTTTAATTACATTTAAATCAGCGTCTTTAAGTTGCATGTTCATTTCAAACTCTTTTTGCATTAAAAGTAATTTTAACTCAGCTTCTTTTTCTAATTTTTTATTATTTAATTCCGCTTCAATTTGCACCAACTGAGCTTTGCTCTGCGTTATAGCTTGCTGTTTTTGAATATCTGCTTGCGCTGCTGCTTGAGCAGCCTGCGCGTTAGATTGAGTTTGCAGTTGAATATTTTGTTTTTGCTTAGCCCTATCTTTTTCTTCTTTTTGCTTTCTTCTTAATTTTAATAATTGATTCGCAAGTTTTAAATTTCTTATTTCTCTAATATCAATAGCATCTTCTAAATTAATTTGTTCTTTTTGAAGAGACACTTGTATATTATTTTCTAATAATTGTTTTTCTTCTTCATCTGGGGTTAAGTCTAAAAATATACCAAAATCATGTAGCTGTAATTTAGATATTTCTTCTAATGTGGCAACGTTTGATTTACCAATAGCCTGTATGAAAGATTTTCGTGTTGGGCTAAATTCTAATACATCTGATATTCTAAGCGATATTGCCTCAGCTGTTTTTAACGTAAGGTATAATCCCCCTTGTAGTATATGCCTTGTTGCTGTATTTGAATTCGCAGCTGCGATTTTTTGTAATCCTACTAAAGCATTTTTATCTGGCGTTGAACCATCTCTTGCTTCGTTTAATCCGGTCACATCTCTTATCATTT